CTGTATGAGGTTAATGGTGCCCATATCCTGCAACCTTTGCCTCGTGCCTATATCCAGATAAGGGTAAGGATATAGAAATGGTAGAGTCATTTCCGCAGTGGACATGTTTTGGTTCTCCAGCCAAACATGTGGCTTTTGCGAATTCGCCACAAGCGTTGGGCCAACCGACAACGCTGAGGCTGTGTCGGTCCTGTAACCAGCCAATGGTGTGTATGCAGCCAACAACGAGCCGTAATAAAACGGTGATCCATTGACTAAAAACTTGAGCTTGAGATTTGCACGCAACATGCTATATCCTACAAGCTTGTTGTACATATTCAAGTCTGAAAAGAAAAGGTCCCAAGGGAAAAACCCAGTCTTACTACCGTTAGCACCGTTCTCGGCCCAAGCATATGAAAAAATGAGACGAGGTCGTTTCAAATAATCACCAAGCTCTTGAGGGAGACTCATACCTTTCGCCAGGGCCGTGCTTCGCGATCCGACATCCACTATATCAGCTACTGGCTCATTCTTGAAAACAATTGTCTCTTGAACAACATCAGTAGACCCAGAAATCTGAGCTCCGGGCACCGACACTGTATCATACTGAATGTCAGCTTGCATCACAACCCTGTGATCCCAATTCTCTTTTTTAATTTTCTTAAATTTTTTATTGTTTAATTTTCTGATGGCTGACTCAACCACAGCAGGGGCCATTTCCTCTGACGCTGTGTCGGTATGTTTGTTCTTTTTGAAATTTTGTTTGCTGAGAGCATGTTTTCCGTGCTGCCAGGTGCTCTCACATCCAGCAACCTTGGGAACTTTTTTGAGGGACAACCTAACCTCTCCGTGAATACGGTCTTCGGGGGAACGCCCCATGGTGGTCGATACAACGCAACCCACGCTTAGCTCTGACTGTAGTTCCAAGTCATCAAAGCTACAGTAACTGCGGCGCTGTTGAGTGGTTTCGGTGAAAACACCAGGCACCAACATCCGAGCCTTAAGTTTAGGTGAGCTTTCTATGAACCTACTCTGCATACCAGTCCATGACGGAGGTGGGAGGGCCGACATCCTCGCCACTAAGTCTCCGTTTTTGGGCATGCGTTTAATCAAGTCGGCTATCTGATCAAAGAACTGCTTCCCATGAAAGAAGGCCTCAGCTTGTGCAGAAGCACATGCGGCAGCAAACTGCTCCTCAGCACTCACACTCTTGGAAGGAATGGTGTACAACAACATCTTGTAAATACTGTTCTTGTCAAGACAAGCAACCTTCATCCCAGGAAAGCTCTCATGGTCAACATACTTCCTCTTAAGAAATGTGACATCACGTTGGGGAATGTAAGGCACAGACTCTGAAGTTTTATCAGCCATTGTGTAAGTGATCCCAATATCAGAGAAAACTGCCTGAATATTTGTGTGGTTGTAATCCGGGCACTTGGGTGGGACTTTGATCTTAACATCATCACCAAGGGTTCTTATAAAGACGTTGCGGAAAAACTCCAGTGCTAACTGTCTAAATTCCTCCCTACTGTCTCCTGGCCGTTTATGTATCACAACAAAAGCGTAACAGTGTAGCAACACATTGCATACACAATTGAAGAAAGTCGTTAACTGGTGACCAGAAGCCTCACCGCCCAACAGTGTGATCAACTCACCAAAGAAATTGATGGTGGGGCTACACATGTCAGCTAACAACACACACAAAATGACGAACTCTCGTGGGTCATAATTCCCGCTTACCTTAGCAAGATGTTTGAACACCTCCGCAGCGCCGTTGCTAATAAGCAAACTCAAAACAGCTTCGAAAGCTTGAAAGTCCCCAGCGCACCAATTATCACCATCTATCTTCCCTGACAGCTTGTCTAAATCATCCCACTCCTCTGAATGGGTGTTCAAACCAACTGCCATACCAAACAGGTCCCTGCGTCTGACCATAACCCTACACATAGCCATCACACTCATCCTCATGTTGGTCAAGAACGCCAACTGACACATGTAAATGGCACGTGCCTTGCCCTTCGCGACCTTTGCGACAGACAACATCTCATCCTTCATGCATGCGTCGTAGACTGCATGGGGTCGGATGTAGTTAGCGGCATTTTCCCGCATGTGGTCGACTTCCGCAATCACACTTGAGTCATACTTCCTGAAACTATCCCATTCTTCAAACTTCTCTGGTTCGCTGAGAAACTGTAGCTTGGCACCACGCCTCCCATGGCCACCTGATGTCGTAAACTTCTGAGCGTCCATATTGGGCACAGAGGGGAACCCATTCACTGCTACATTGATGGGAACTGGATGTATGTCGGCCAGATCTTCCTCTGACAAACCATCGGTGATGTGCTCACAATAAGCTTCGACGCATGCCATCCAAACTGTCTCACTCATGCTATGCGTGGGATGTAAATAGTTGGCGAGAATCATCTGGGGTTGCTTCCAACCAGAATTCACAGGTCTCCGTAGATTGTCCACAATCGGCGGGTCGAACTTGGCCCCTTCGGCCAAAACAAAGTCCGCGTGCGGTGTTTTCTTGCCTGTGAAAGTAGGTCTAGCGACAAAGCCTCTAAGCTGACCGTGGACGACAACTTGTCCTGTCTCATGGTAATCTGTGTAGAGCTTGTCTGACGGCCTGAGTTCATGTTCGGATTGAGCCAATACACCACTTGTCTTAAGGACGCCGACCTCAGGGTAGAGCTCGTCATCAAAATCGTCCCTGTAAATGGGCAAGCTCCAAGCCACATTCATACTAGGGACATAACCACAGTGTAAGCCAACTACCACAGCACCTAGAGGGGAATGCACCACCAGTGGACTGCCACAATCACCCATCGTTGTGGGCACAGTTGGGCAGCACCTCCAGGCCAACGTCATTACATCAGGCGCTCCTTCCATACCACGGAGGTAATCTTGGACCACACCTTCGCAATCGAGCTTGCGAAGCGAGCCATCAGGCTGCTTGATCATATAACAGCTCGACCCCAAACTCTGGTAAGATTTCTCCACCAACAGATGCTTGATGTTCTTGAAAAGGTGAGGTAAGGACATCGTTGTTATGATGCAGAGGTCCCTAGATGGCAACCGCTTAAGCATTTCTGGTTCAATAGTTATACTAACACTAGGTTGCACACCATCTGGAGTTTTGGGCCCGCACCACACGTTCAACATACATCTATCAAGTATAGCATGGTTGTTGATTGCGATGGTACGTGAATCTACCACTAGCACACGTGTCTTAGCAGTACTAGGTTTGCCGTCACGCTCACCTTTCACCTCAGCATAACAGGCGTTGTGCCTCAACTTATTAAAGCACTGGTCCATATTGTGGGGGCGTTTAGGATGAACATCAAACTTAGTGATGGATCTCTCAGCTGTCATCCACACATTCTTCCTGTCCCCGTCTCTGGGTGTGGGCTTGCGCCCAACCGCGTCTAGATCCATCTGTGTCTCAACCGGTGCTGCAACATCTTGCGAAGCATAGCTAGAGAGCCTGTAAATGATAGCCACGATACTAGCAATTGACAAGACACCAAGTATGGTCTTGATGTATGGGTTGGCACCACCAAGTTTCTCGTCAAAGCGCCTGCCTGCTCGCTCCAAAATCTCCCTCGGATGATCCCTAAGGCTCAGGCTGACGCACCAACCGATAATCGGCATGACGCCAGGTATGGCTAGGAAGAAGTTGGTCGAGGCATACAACCAGGGTTTATCGAAGTACATCCTCGCATACCAG